TTTAGGAACAATAAGCTCTGGTACATCCTCACCAACAATGGCTGACTGTACACCTTGTAGTGCACAACCACGTTGCATTGTCTGTGCTCTAATAGTTGCTACCTGTGCCAAACCACTAGCAACAGTTGCCGCTGCCGCAATAAAGTTAAATGGTGGTGGATAAGTTGCAAGTGCCTTGGTTGCACCTTGGTATGTGTTTACAATAGCAAGTGCAATCGCTGCCGCTTTCTGTGCCGCAAAGAACTTTTTGTTGACTCTACTCAAGCCTTCAAACATTGTAACACCTTGTTCAAGAGCAAATTGAGTTTTTTGCATTTCTGATTTCTTTTCAAACTCAATTCTATCTCTTACAATTTCTGCTGTCCTTTCTTCTTGTCCCTTGCGTTGTAAGAATTGCTTATCGCTTTCACTTAACTGTTTTGCAATAGCACCTTGTGTTGCTTTCAATCGTTTTTGAAGACTTGACATATATTCACTGTCTTGTCTCTGTAAACTTTCTTTGTTAATTCTTTCTATTTCATTTGCATAGGCACTTTCTAATTGAATCTTTCTGTCTTGAAATTCTGTAAACAGTATTTCACCGTCTTTGTATTTTTGTTCTTCAATTTCAAGTGCTTTTTGTAAACCTTGTTCAAGCAGTTGCACTTCTTCTTGTCTATGTGCTTTTGTAAGATTGAATAGGTTGTTAGCCGCTCCTGTAATCTCTTGTTGGATCTTTAACTGTTTTGAACTTGCCGCAATACTTTCATATTTTGTAAGCAGTTGTTTTCTTTCTTCATCAGTTAGGTCTCTACCTATTTCTAGTTCTGCTTTTTTAATTGCTTGTTTTGTTTGATCTGTTTCAAGTGCAATCAATGCCAATGTTTGTTGCTTTTCAGCACTTCTTAAAACTTCATCAAATGTCTTTTTGGTAACACTTAATTCATTGGCTTGTTCTTTAAGATTTTCGTTTGTTTTACCAGTTGCTGTTTCTGTGTCTCTGGCTTTGCCTTTTAACTTATCAGCCGCTTCGTCTGCCGCTCCAAAGTTAGGTGCAAGTTTGGCAGCAGTTTCATCAATGTTTTCCATTGCCTCATTGAATTCTTTAGCGCCTGTGATATTGTCTTCTATAATAGTTTTGACTTTATCCATTCCTTCTTCAAGGACCTTCAAACCTGTTTCGCCACCTATACCTGCTAGTTCAGACGCCATATCACTAATTGCGCCTGTAAGTAATTCAACACCACCAATAATAAGTGCCGCGGCACGAATAATTGGATTTGCTTTCATTACAACCGTAAAGGCTGCGAAAGCACGAGTGGCTAATGCTAATCCTTTAACTAATACACTACCAAATGCAAATGCAATAGAACCTACAGCCAATGCAATTTTTAATCCTAAGAATGCAACAAAAGCCTTGCCTATTAAATCAATATTTTTTATAACAAGAATTATGCCTTCTTTTACATACAAGAATGCTTTGGTAAGATTTACACCAATTTCGTGAACTAAATCTTTGTTTGTTTCAATGTAATTGGTTAGTTGAACAGCAGTTTCACCAAGTGCCTTTGCAAAACCTTGGCTACCAATTTGATCTGCCGCATTTTGAATTGCAATTTGTAAGTTTGAAAACTGTGTGCTGACGTTGTTGATTCGTGATGCAGTCGCTCCACCAAATCTCTCTCTGATACCATCTGAAAGGGCACCTAAGATTAAGTTGGCACCTTCTGCAGTCTTACCTAAGTCACTTAACTGTAATCTGTTTCTTCCTAATTTTTCTTGTAGGATATCAAATACAGGAATACCTCTATCTGCAAGTCTGTTTAGTTCTTCAAGTCCTAAACCACCTGCTGTTGTTCTTGAGAACAAGTCAGTGATAGCCTGTAACGATCCTAATTGATCCGTTGTTACAGCCGCCGCATCAGTAAACAATGTAAGCAAGTCTTTTGTAGGTTCAATACCACTTGCTTTTAGTTTAATGAAAGTCTGTGTTAGTTCTTCAACACCAAACTGTGTTTGTGTAGAGAATTTTGCGATGAAGTCAAATGCTTCAGCACCTTCTCTTGCACCACCTGCCACTGTTGATAGTGTAGTTCTTAGGTCTTGGAATCTTGCAGTTGTTTTAACAATGTTTGAAATGACATTGGCACCACCTACAGCACCTAAGGCTGTTGCCGCCAGTGCAGCCACACGATTGACACCTAACAATCCCTTGTTGAGATTGCTTAACCTTGTGCTAATATTAGATAGGGCTCGTTGAGTTTTATCTAATACGCGGATTTCTATTTGTTGTGTTGCCACGGCTCATTGTCTCCCTTTGTGCATCCTGCTGTAATTTGAACCAAGCACCCCATATCTGCAATTCTAGGACACTGAGTTGCATTGTTTCTTCAATACTCTTGCCCAGCGTTTCTGCTACTCTTAAAACTAATTGAAGTTCAGTGTCCTCTTTTAGTTTTTTGAGATGTCCTCATATTCAGACGTTGCATTGTTCAATTCAGCACATACCCTCAACAACACACTTGGATCTGCTTCGTTCATTAGTGTTACTTTGTCTGCTCTTTGAAACATTAGATTGCCTTCTGGGTCTAATGCTTTTTGAATAAGACTTTCAACTAGTGCTTCTACAGTCTTGCCTTGTTGTTGCAGAGAAAGAATTTTGCTTTCAACTGCAAATGGATATGCTCCTTTGTGGTAGATATCAGTCTTCCACTCAGGCACTGTTATTTTTTGTAATCCTCCAGACAATTTCTCAGCGAAATGTCCTTTGATATTGTTTATTACATTACTCATCTATATCTCCTTCTAGATATCTCCCTAACAGTAGGTCCAAGTATACCATTAGGTGCTTGTTTTGAATGCCCATTCTCAAGTGCGTCTATGTGAGGAACGCGGTTAACGATTTTCTTCTGCTGAAAAGTAGATTCTAATCGCCAACCACGCCTCGCTTGACCCTTGTCAATTGGTGTCTTGGATCTCGCAACAACCAATGTATCCTGAGCAATCGTGGAAACCAACTTCTCTTTTTCTCTTTCAAGAGAAGCAGTCACCTGTCTTTGTCCTGTTACCTTAATTGATAACATTCTATGCCTTAGACGTTGTAGTCGTCAGTTCTTAGTGCACCAGTTCCCTGGAAGTTCACTGTCGCTGTAACAAGATCATCAAAAGATGAAGTTCTTGATACAGAAGTAACGATTACATTGCCTGCAAACTTCTTGCCCGCAGAATCACTTGGATAAAACTCAACTAGTAAGTCTGTGTCAGCATCTGGATTGAATGCACCTAGAGCAAGTTGCCCTGAAGTGTCATCATAGATAACTTCCATTGATCCTGTGAACTGGTGAAGTCCACTTTTATAAGTTCTCGCCGCATCGCCCATCACAGTATCTTCAATAACATCCTTTGAATGTTCTACTGTCCAGGAACGAACTTGTGCGACTTGTGTTTGACCTGCGGAATCAGCCCCAATAGTGACTTTTCCGTTTTCGCCTGTATAAGTTGCCATAGTCTAGTCCTCCTTTTTGGCAGTTTCAAAATCATCATAAGAATAAGTTAACGTATCAATAGCATCTGGGTCATCCCCATAAGATTCTAATGAATTATTTTCTTCTTCTTTAGATGTTTTATTTGAAGTTACTTGGGCGTCTGCTGTAATTTTATTTTTACTGCTTTTGCTCTTCGTAACTTGCTTTTCTGAACTTGGCTTATCTGCTAATTTCCAACCAAGTTCAAGAAATCTGTTTACACGGCCCTCTTCAATAAATTGCTTACGACCGTCTAAATCTATAAGTTTGATATAATTTACCATTATACTGCTCCTTTAGTAAATGAATAATGCACTTCAACAATCATTACAAACTCGCCTAGTGGCGGTGTTCTTTCAACTACTTCAATTGAAGCAACGTGAGTTGTTGCCGCTCGTGCAGAATCCAGTTCTCTTGTGCGGTCCGTGTTTAGTGCTTCTTCTATTCTTTCAATTAAGTTGTTGCGTTTCTCATCAACTGATTGAACGAATCCTTTTCTACCATCAGAGCGAACAAATCCTCTGATATTCACTTCAATTATCCCACGTCTATAACCGCCCATTGCTTGATCCTCACGTGTCTCATTGCCTGCGGTTACTAATAGTGCTGGGAACTGTGTCATTGCCAACTTGTCTAAGTCAAATGGCTCTCTTGACACAAATACGGGTCTTGGTGGATTCATATCCTCCAAAACGTCTATGATGTTTCTTACTGCTAGTTCTCTATTGTTGGACATACTACCTTACCTTTTTAGGCGGAGGTAGTGAGTTGCTTCTCTTTCGTCGTCTGTAACTGTCCCACTGCTATCCGCATCATATTCAACACCATCACGCAATACTAGATCAAGTTCTCTAGAATATTCCTGTCTATAGAACTCCATCTTGCGTTCAAATAAATCTTGTTCTGGTTCAAATTTAGCGAGTTTAGGATAAATGTGGAAACCCAGTGCATTGTAGGCACAGGCTCTAGTCAATTGGCTAGCAGTGTATAGATCTTCATCTGGCTCATTGCTCATAGTGAGTTTTGCCAAATCATAAATGCCATTGTGGTATGTAGGCCACCAACGGATTCTTAGGTCTCTAAATACGTCTTGTTGTGCTTTTGTGATTTCTGAATCAAAATCAGGTATACCAAAATCTATAATGTCTGGTTCATATTCCTGAATGTCAGATATAGTTGCTAGTGTTATCGCCATAGGATACTGTCCTTTAAGTTACGCCATTGGGTCCTTCCCAAGCCGCTAATTTGTTAACAGTATTATTTAGCAGTTTGGTAGGAAACCATATAGTTTTCAAAAGAAAAGGGCGAATTGCTCCGCCCTTTCCTAATACTATACGTCTAACAATTATTAGATAACTGCTGCCGCGTCAGTTGAGATAGTAACTCCGTATGCGTCAAAAAGTTCTA